TATCACATTCGTTTCCCGAATAGCGAAAAGATAATCTATGACGCAAGAGGACTTGGAGACAGTTTCGACAGGTTCTTTGATTGCGAATGGCTTGATCCTATAAGCGGGAAGGAATTCCCTCCTCTCGTAGTAGACGACATGCCGCTTGTGAATCCTGTTGCTGTACAGGCTTTGCATCCTGTCAGAGCAGTTCAATCTCTGAACCAAAGGATGTACACAGGGCTGCGCGTTGCTCTTGAAAAGAAAACGATAGAACTTCCTATCCAAAGCCGCACGTTGAACGCAATAGATCAAGGCAACGGAAACACAGGAAGAACTATGGCAGAAACGGCAGTGTTCGTAGAAGCCGACGCCCTTCAGTTCGAGATGGGCAATATCGTAGGCAAAGTCGGAGCAAGTGGAAACATATTGTATGATGTTCCTCATCAGGGCCAACATAAGGATAGGTATTCTTCGTTGGCAATGAATGTGGATTATATAACGGAGATCGAGAAAGAGAACATGAAAAAGTTCCGTCGAGGTACTCCGTGCATAGGGGTAGTAAGTTACTTTTAGCAGCAATCATATGAGAGTGCTAACATAGCACTATTAGGGATGCACCGGCTTTAAGCTTGGCGGTGCAATTATCTGCAGAGTGGGTTGGGCTGTAGTGTATTTTTGAAAGGGGGCTGACGCCTCATGGGTTTGTTTGACTCATTTCGCAGCAGGCGAAAGGTGCCCGAAGTGCCAAAGCCTTCTGAACCTAAACAAAACGTCGCTGTCGGCGCAAAGGAAAGCGCGGGAGAAGAGCACATTCAGACATTCAGTAATTCTTCTATAACGTTTTCAAGCGGTCTAAGCGATTATGACTTTGATGCCATACTTCGTGATAAACAAAAAAACATAGTAACCCTTTACCAGCTTGCTGACTATTACAGCGATGCTGATGCTATTGTACATGGCATACTTCATCACATCTATAAACCGTATACACTTGCAAGCGGATGGAACCTTGTAGGAGCGAATGAAAAAACCTATAAGATATATGAAGAGTACTACAGGCAGATACATCTGCGTGAAAAACTTGAAAGCATTGTGCTCGAATACTGGAAATACGGCAACGTATTTGTATACGTGATGGACGGTGTTCCGATAACGCTTCCTGTGCACAGGTGCAAAATAGGTAACGTTGCCTTAAACGGAGATCCTGTTGTAGATTTTGACTGCCAGGCTATTTACAATGAATGGCGGCAAAAGAACTACGCTGTAACTCAGAACTGGATCAAAGATAATAACTTAGAGATTTATTTCAAGGGATATCCTCCGGAAGTACAGAAAGCACTTAACGAAGGAAAGCAGTATGCTCAGCTGAACCCAGAGTATTGCAAAGTACTCCAGGGACCGAAAGAAGGATGGCAGCGCTACGCAATTCCGTTTATTGCTTCGTGTCTTTACGCTTTAAGCAAGAAAGAATTGATTTCTAAATACGAAAGCTCTGTACTTAATCTTGGTATCCGTTCGTTTGTGCATATAACATATGGCGATCCGAAGAACGATATTCTTCCCGATTCAACTCAGCTTGGAGAAGTGAGACGTATCTTTTCTAAAGCAATGTCTGGATTCCCCCTCGCTGTAACTAATCAACTTGCAAGCGCAGATGTTGTTCAGCCAAAGCTTGATGATCTGTTTCAGTGGGACAAATACCGCGATGTGAACAACGATATCCTTTCTGCCGGAGGCGTATCCGGCATGCTTGTAACTGGTGTATCTGAAGACGGCAGTACGTTCGCTTCTGCTCAGGTCTCAATGGAAACTGTCGCAGCTCGTATCGAAGCGGCAAGAGATGAGATTTGCGACCTGATGAACAAGATCAACGAATGTATTCAGGAAACTCTTTCTGTACACCATGTATATAACGTAAGCACAGTGCCTCAGTTCGTGTTTAAACCTTTGGATATGAACGGTCGAAAAGCCCTGCGCGAATCATGCGAAGAACTTTGGAACAAAGGTCTTGTATCGACAAAAACTCTTATGGAGACTAATGGGTACTCTCTCGATCGCGAAAAGACTCAGCGAGAGAAAGAAGCCTCTGACGGAACCGACAACGTGATGGTCCCGCGAGATGAAAAGCGTAGCTCTTCGCAGGAGACAGACACGAATCACGATTCTGTTGAAGTAGAAACAAGAGGGCGCGATACAATGACAGACGATGAACGTTCGTCTGAGCCGGATGCCGCGCGCAGAGGTGCACAACCTAAACCATCTAATCCAGATGGAAGCGAAGGCAACAATTCAATCACGTAATTCGGTCAACAGTTATAAACAAACAGATCCCACCACGCCTCTGCTCCGTAATGGGAAATGCGCAACCCGGTGGGACTTCCAGCCGGCGTAGCTCAACGGTAGAGCAATCGCCTTGTAAGCGATAGGTTATAGGTTCGAAACCTATCGTCGGCTTTGAGGAGTTATCCTCGTTTTGCGGGTAAGACACCCGCTTCTGTTATCTTGCGCTTAGGCGCTTGATATATTATATCTGCAAAAGCTTTATTTATGTCTCCTACCGTAAAGAAAGCGAATGCAAGTTAGGAGTGCAACATGCCTGACATCAGAAAAACGATGTGCGTTGCATCTGCCTCCGAGTTAATACAGCAATCTGATCTGTACATGACAGTCAAAATGATCATGTTTACAACTCCTACGCCTAACCTCAACGGTGTTGCATGTACAGAGCGATTCATCGATGAGATAATCGCAAATCAGGATGCCTATGTTGGTCTCCCTCTTAATGCAGATATAAGAAGTTTAGAGAGCGGCCAATATGATAAGCTCGGTCATATGTTTGATCAGACGACCGGGACTTTCGCTACAGCTATCATTGGTTCTTTCTATAAGTTTGAAAAGGCGGCATTGCCAAATGGCGATGTTGCATTGATCGGCTATGCAAGAATCATGAAGCGAAACAAAGCCGTGTGTTCAGCTATCGGCGAACTGTTTGCAAGCGGTAATCTTAAGTTTAGCTTTGAAATATCTTGCGGAGAGTATAGCGAACTTGAAGATGGCACTATGGTGATCGACGCTTCAGAGGAAAACCTCCTCGAAGGAATGTGCATTGTGTGGTCACCGGCTTGCCCCGAAGCAGTTGCGGAAGAACTTGTTGCTGAACTGACAAATGACAGAAAGGAGGCAGAGGAAATGGTTGATGAATCTGCCCAGATTACTGCCGAAGTTGTTGAACAAACTGCCGAGGAAGTAACTAAGGAAGTTGCCGAAGAAACAACCGAAGAGGTTGCCGAAAAGGCAGCTACAGAAGAAACCGTTGCTGAAGAGACAGCGCAAAAGGCCGAAGAAGAGGCCGAAGAGGTTGACGCTACTTGCAAGAAAGATAGCGACGATAAGGAAGAAGACGCAGAAAAGAAGCGCAAGTGCGCCGAGGATTCTGCCGAGCCCGAAGAAGAGGGCGAAAAAGCCGAGGAAGAAATTGCCGAGGCTAAAAGCGGCGAAGAAATTAAGAACACAGAAGTCGCCGCTGAAGACAACGAACTTAAAAACCTGATTGCAGAACTTGTTAAATCTGTTAACGAAATGAGAGAAGAGATCAGCGAGCTACGTGCTGAAAAGACAGTTATTGCCAGCATCGCTCAGGATACTAATGGTTTTATGGATACGATCTCTGTTTCTAAATCTAAGTATTCTTTGCTCGAACGCGAGCCTGGTTCTGCCCATTATTCGTTGCTCGATGTTGAATAAACACACATTATCTTTGAGGTGAAATTGTATGGCTGGTTACATGACCAAGATGGCCGGCTACAACTACGAAGGCGAACTTGTTAATGGCGCCGCTTCTGCTGTTAAGAACGGCGTAGTGATGCTGCTTGGCACATCTACAAACAACGGCAAGCTTGTTTTTCCCGGTTCAGCCGACACGACTTCCAAGTTTCAGTGCAAGGAAGTAACTACTATTTACGATGGTCTTGAAGGCGGCGTGGCTAAGGCTGCTTACAGGTTTATCGTAGATAAGCTTAATGCTAATTATTATTTCGTAGAGCAGAATTTTGAACCCGACGAAACAGCTGCTTACGATATGACTACTATGACCACAGCCGTTGGCGCCAAGCTTCGTGCCCATCCTCTGCAGGTTGGCGACGAGTTTGTTACTACTTGTGTTACCGGTACCATCAATGCCGGCTCTCAGTATGGCGTCAAGACTGACGGTACAATCGGTTAAGGAAGGAGGATACTGATATGGCGAATATTAATATCGAACGAGACAGCAAGCTTATCAAGGTCCTCGCTTCTCAGGCCAGGCATGAAAACGTAAAGGCAGAAGACGCTCGTCAGGCTGCTGAAATTATTACTGAACTCTCTAAGGATATGACTCCCGAGAACAGGCATCAGATTGCTCAAGCTATCGGTTATACTGTTCAGGAGCTTCAAAAGGGTTCTCTCGACTTCCTGAGCCGCATTGCTGATGTTAAAAACGTTGGCTATGGCGATAAGGCCGTGTTCAACGTAAAGACTGGCGGCATCAAGGCTTACATTCAGGCTAAGGGTTCTACAACTGCGCGCAGTTATGTCGCCGACCGCAATGTTTCTCTGGAAGCTCAGGAAGTTTCTGCTCGTCCCGCTATCAACATTGTTGATCTGCGTGCTGGCCGCGTGAACTTTGCTGATCTGATCCGTGAAGCTAATGAAGCTATTACAAACAAGAAGCTTGCGATGATCGAAGGCGTTCTGCAGGATGCTATCGACAACTATTCTACTCCGTTCTATGCTACTGGCACTGGCGTTGTGAAGAACAGTATCGATGCTCAGATTGCTTATTTCCGCAGGCTCGGCCCCGTCACTCTGCTTGGCGACGGTGCTGCTATTTCTCAGCTGAGTGCTCTTACTGGTTTCCAGATGAATGCTACTCCCAGCGCGAACGATGCGTTCCGTCAGTATAGCGACAGCATTATTTATGAGCACAATGCCAACGGATTCATTGGCCGCTATAATGGCTGCGATGTTGTTGAAATGCAGAACGGTTATGAGCGTGGTTCTACAACCCCCATCCTGAAGGATAACTGGATCTACATCATTCCTGGTGGAATGACTGGTGATGCACGCAACCTGAAGGTCGTGAACGAGGGTGGCATGGGTTCATTTGATTCTCAGAACATCGATGACATGACTTATGAAGTACGCCTTGATGAGTGGTTTGGCGCTGGCTTTATTACCAGCAAGACCCCGACAATCGGTGCTTACATGATTGGATCGTAATTAGATCGTTTAAAGGAAAGGGGAAACACTCCCCTTTCCTTATTTACAAGGAAAAGGAGAATAAGGTATATGATTCCTGGAGAAACTCGCGTGAAGGTATATAATCGCGCAAAATACGATATTGGTGTTGTTCTGACAAATGGTTTACAGTTCAATATCAAGTCTGGTTCATTTCAAATTATGACTATTAATGATGTGCTATATATAGAGAGCACTTTTTCTAATTCAAAGTTTTTTGGAACTAAACGCCTTGTTCCTGTAGATGAAATGGGCAAGGAAATCAGTATGGTCGATCTCGGTCTTGAAGAAGGAGAAACCGTACATAAGAATGACGATGAAATTTCTGCAATGCTTAAGCAGTCTGCGAAGAAAATTGAGGAATGGCTCAATACAATCGACGACGATGCTGAATTGCATGCTATATATACAGTAGCCGTAAGTATGGATCTTCCGGCTAGTAAACTTAAGATCCTGAATTCTAAAATTAAGAATAAGGATTGGCTTGGTGAATTTGACTAATTAAGGAGTGAGGTCATATGGTTTCTATTTCTGAGCTCGCTCAAGACTTGAAAGCGCAAGTCGAATTTCAACAGACACCTAGGCCAATGACAGACGAAGAATATGAATTGATGGTTGTTCACGGTCTGAAAAGGTTGTTTATTGACACAGGAAGAGCTGACAGTTATGACAGTAATAAACTGTATTCTATCGATGACGAACTTGTGTATGACGAGAACCTCAATATCAATGAGGAAGAGTATATCAAGATCGTATCTCAGATGCAGTTCTTTCAGACTGTCCGCGCTTCAGTAAACTCAATGGTGAGCTATTCTACAGATGCATTGTCCGTTACTCAGGGAGATAAACCATATGCCAACATTACTGGTACACTTAAAGAACTTGAGAACGAACGAAGGATTGTATACTACAAGATGGTTCCGTATACAATAACGGTGAATGATGCATGATTAATGATTATACTGTTCTGATTCGGTATAAGAACAAGAAGCTTGAGGATATCGGTCAATCTATATATCCGCTTACTACTTATACTGAAATGCTTAGTACTGAACTCAAGAGCTGCCTCGGAGATATCGAAGAGGCTTTCCATACTATGCTTGGAGAAGATTGTGATCTGCGGAATAACGAGGCTTTCATGCGGATTAGGAAACAGATCCTTGATGCTTCTAACTCGATCGGCAGATTGCCCGACACTATGCAATGCAAGGGCTCTTCTATCAAGGCAATCAGTTCTGGCGATTATATCGCGAGTTTAGTTGACGGAATGTAAGTAAGAAAGGAGCTGCCAGGTAGTGAAGTTTTATGTGCCGCCTACTCTGGCGGCTGATTTCGATAATTTCTTGAATACAAGTGTTCCTAATCAGGTCGGCGATTTTGAATTACTTCACGATTGGAATGCACAATTTGCTCAAGGCTACAAGAAGAAATACATACGCGGCGAGATCTACCCGGATTCTACGAAATCAAGATACGAGAATACCGATAACTTTATGAACTTACGTGCAAGCACTTCTTCTGGAATTCAAAAAGGTGATATGGTTATACAGCGGGATAATGGGAAGATATTCCTGCTCGACTGGGAAGTGTCGCTCGAAACTAACAACGCTCCGTCACGCGCTTTAAGATGTAATACTACGCTTACTATTACGCGAAGAATACCTGAAGAAGTAGACGGAGATGGCTATCTCATTAAACCAGAATATACTGCAACTATTGTGGACGCACTCCCGTGCAATGCATATAGATACGATGGCCGTCCTGAATTCAGTTCTGTTGTAGGAACGGCTGGTATCTCGGCGAACGCATTGACTATTATTACATTACAGTAT